GAGCTGGCCAAACTGGCCACCGGCCTGTCAGTAAAAGAGCTCGACCAACTCAAGCGCCCGGACTACGTAAGCATTGCTCAATACGTACACGAAATGTCGACGCGGCCGGCTTCGTTCTTTTTGAATGAGCACGAAGCGACGCCCCACGATCAGCCTGTCCCTCTGCTCTTGCCCCTGGAAGCCGCTGGCCGAACCCTCACCGAACTGCCCCTGGAAATGCCGGCCTTGCGCGCCACCAAGGTGATGAAAAAACTCGCCACCAACAAAGAGCGCGCCGAGTTCATCACCGCCCATTGCACCGGCCTGATGATCCCCGACCTGGCCGGTTTGACCGTGCCCGACTGGACCGAACTGCAGGAGCGTATCGACGATTTTTTAAATCAACCGGCGGCCTTCTTTCGCAGCGCGACATCGAAGTAATCCTCGATGTGGTGCCGCTGATCTACTCGGTCAATGAGGCGGAGATCCTCGACTGGGACGCCGGAAAAGCATTGCGCCGCTACGACATTGCGATCACTCGCCTTGGCGTCAAACAGGAGTAAGCGAGATGCAGGACAATTATTCGCTCGCCTATGCCGTCGCCAGGAATGGCCGGGATGCGTTCGGCAGTACAGACGGCGCACATGACGCCGATATCCTCAGCCCTGGCGCGTTGTCGGTTGGCAGCTCAACCCCGTCAACAGATTTGGCTGCCTTGTCCGGAACCGTTGCCGCACTCACCAGCGCAACGCTCAAACTTGATGAGCTCGCACTGTCGCTCGGCTCATTGCGTGAGGGTGTGGATTCTCTCGACACGGCGCTGTCGTCGCTGAGGGCAATTGAGGTGCGTTCACCCAAGCTGGGTGAGCAGGCAGAATCGAAGACAGTGTCTGAATCCGCTTCGACTACCTCAGAGAATTTGCGCCATACCCGCGAGGCCATGACGCTGGGCACCGCGCAGATAATCGACCTGGCAAGTGCGCTGCAGCATTCAGGCAGCCAACTGAAGTTTGATAAAACCGCAACGTCGGAAAAGTCGATCAAGGTGCTGCGCGAGGAGTCCAGCGAAAGCGGCAAACGTTTCTCTACGACCCTGGATGCCACGCCGGTATTGGGCGAAGCGCTTTGGCTGAAAGCCAAGACGGGCCTGATGGACAGCGCCAGTGACGTGGCTAAAGATTCACCGGCTCTGGCTGGCGCGATTAAAACGGCTGGAGCTATTACGCCGGTGTTTTCCAGCTTTTTTTCAAGTGTGGGAGACACGATAAAAAACCGCGTTGCTGGCAACGTGGTTGATGCGACGCTGGGTAAGCTTCCCGGCGTTGGCAAGCTGTTCAAGGATGGCGGTTCTGCGAAAGATAAATCGTGCTGTTGTGCGACGGCCACTCAGCACCCTATCGAAAGTCCTCGTTCGCGCTCGCAGGGCTCGCGCGGGAAAAAGAGCCCTCGTCAGTCGAAGTCGCAAAAAAAGCAGAGCGCTCAAAACACTCAGCGCGCGCAGATCAGGCAGCAAAAACAGCCGCTAGTGCCCAGAACAGCCTCGACCAAACGATCGCCTGCCAGCAAAAAAGGCGGTGTATTTTCCAGGCTGCTAACCAGCCTCGAACGTGATGCAAAGGCATTGTTACCAGCGCCGTTCTTAGGCTTCGATGAGGGGCGGGCGGTTCAAAGGTTACAACCGCGTGCGGTCGCGGCGAACCGTCCAAGCAAGAGCAGATCTTCAGGCCAGTCGACAGCGAGCAGAGGCCCTGGGCTGATCGAGGCAGTAGAGCGCAAGCTTATCCCCATGTCTTCCGAAGGCCGGGTAACTGCTGCTGCGCCCCATACTCGCCATTTCAGTCGTGAGGCTTTGCCTGGCCCGCTGAAGATGCCTTCCAACCCGCTGGGAACAGTGAGCAAATTGGGAGTGGCCGGTGCTCGCCGCCTTGGCCCGATGAGGTACGCCGACACTGCTTTGGATGTGATTCAGGGCGTACGCAACGGGGATGCCAAGGCAGTCGGGACTGGCCTGAGCACCGCCGGTGGCGCCTGGGCCGGAGCGTCCGCTGGCGCCGCGCTCGGTACCCTGGTTTTCCCCGGTGTCGGCACCGCAATCGGCGGCGCCATCGGTGGCCTGCTGGGCAGCGAGGCGGGCAGTTGGCTGGGTGACAAGGTGTTTGGCGCAAATGATCGCCTACCTGCGCCCAACGCGCTGAGCAAGGAACTCAACAGTGCCCGTACCGACAATGTCCAGGTCACGCTCTCACCGAGCATCCAGATTACCGGCGTTAACCCGGCGGATGCCCAGCAAGTCGTCAATCAAGTGATCCAGGCCCTGCAGTTCCAATGCGTGCCGATGGTCACTGATTCCCTGGGCATTCGACGCAACGCGGCATTGGCCGATCCAGGAGGTGATTGATGCGACAACAAATGGTACTGGGCGACTTTATTTTCGGGTTATCCCGAGGGTTCGCCTATTCCACACTGACCCGCAACAGCGATGGCGGTTGGAGCGACCTGGCGATTATCGCCAGCAAACCCCAGTCGCGGCAGAACGGCCAGAAGCTGGAAAAACTCACGTTCAGCGGCACAGCCATGCGCGCCACTGGCATGCAGCGCCTGGACGAATTGCGCGCTTTGCAAAATGCGCGAGCGCCGTTGCCGCTGGTGGATGGCATCGGCCGCAACTGGGGCCTGTGGCGTATCAACTCGGTAGTGGAAGCCCAAAGCAATGTGATCGATGACGGCACCGCCATGGTCATGAACTGGACCCTTGAGCTGGAGGAATTCGTCAATGCGTAGAGTACGAAGTATTGCCGGTGATTCGGTCAACCTGTTGCTTTACCGCGAATTGGGCCGTTGCGATGACACCGCCGAAGAAACCCTTTGGCGCTTGAACCCCGAACTCGCCGAATACGGCCCGGTACTGCCAGCCGGTGTCTGGGTGATCGTGCCTGAGATACAAGCACGACCGGCTGCCATGCGGCCCGTTCTGGCCTGGGATTGAGGAGGCTGCATGGCACAGGGATTTACGCCGATCGTGGAGTTCTACGGCGCCAACGCGGCGCTGCTCAATCAACGCCTGATGCACTGGAGCCACACCGACGCTGCAGGCATCGAGACCGATCGACTGGAACTGACCCTTAATATCGAAGGGTTGGAAGGCTTGCCCAGCCTCAGTGGCAAGATCGGCCTGCGCGTCGGATATAAGGAAACGGGGCTGGTGGAAAAAGGCGAATTTGTGATCACTCAGCGAACCCCGGTGCTGTTTCCGATGCGCCTGATGATCGTCGCCACCGCCGCGCCCTTCAGCGTGGTGGATAAAAGCGGCTACCGCCAGCGCCGTTCCGCCAGCCATGGGCCGACCACCTTGGGCGCCTTGTTTCGCCAACTGGTCAGCCGTCATGGTTTTTCACCGCGTGTGGCACCGACGTTGGACGGTATTGCGATTGAGCATATCGATCAGTCAAACGAAAGCGACATGGCCTTCATCACCCGCCTGGCCAAGCGTTACAACGCGGTCACCAAGCCGTTCAACGAACTCTATGTGCTGGCCGAAGCGGGGCAAGCCAAATCACTCACCGGCCAGCTATTGCCCGAAGTGAAGCTGTCCGTGACACACGACAACCGCCCGGGAAACCAGGCCTTTATCACCGCCAAACTTGATGAAAAATCACGTTCCAAATACATGGGCAGCCGCGTCAGCTGGTGGGACGCCGCCGCCGGCAAGCAGCGCGTGGTCCAGGTCGGGATTGCCCCGTTCAAGACCTTGCGCCAGCCCTGCCAGAACGAAGCCGAAGCCCGTGCCGTGGCCGAAGGCGAACTGCGTCGCGTGGGCCGTGAAGGCTTGAAGTTACAGATCGATTGCCCAGGTAACCCGTTGCTGGCGGCCGAAGGGTTGCTGATGCTGGATGACACCTGGCCTGTGTACATGCAGGGGCGCTGGTCGATCACCAAGGTGACCCACGTTGGTGATCCAGCGACGGGATATCGCAGTTCGATCATCGCTGGTGGTTTGGCGGAACAGGCCTGACGCGCATTGTTCAGACCCGCTTAAGCCCCCCAACAACGTACTTATAGGAAAGAGGTCTGTTCCATGTATACGATTGACTACAACGCGTATCGCACTCTTAAACCCTACGGCAAACGCGTACGCTTCTTAGTGTTGCATTACACTGCCCAGGATTTTTCTGAGTCGATAAAGTCTCTGGCCACCGGCGCTGCAAGTGCTCATTATCTGATCCCGGATCCAACAGATTCGAGCTACATTGCCGCGGGTCACAAAGGGCAGAAAATTTTCAACTTGGTGGCGGAAGAGGACCGTGCGTGGCATGCGGGCGTTAGCCAGTGGGCCGGACGCTCAGGCTTGAATGATACCTCTATCGGTATCGAGATCGTCAATCAGGCCACGGATGTCGACGGTGTATTCACGTTCCCCGACTACGAGGCTTCACAAATCCTAGCCCTCAAGCAATTGGCGATTAATATTCTGCAACGTTACCCGGACATGACGCCGAAAAACGTGATCGCCCATTCAGATATTGCAGTCGGTCGCAAATCAGACCCGGGTCCGAAGCTTCCCTGGAAAGAACTTGCTGAGGCCGGTATTGGCGCTTGGTACGACGACTCAATCAAACACAAATACCTTCGGCGGTTCAATTGCCAAATGCCTGGGCGCGAGCAAGTGGTCGAGGCTTTTGCCAGCTATGGCTACGGCATTGATGCGCCCGCCTCTGATGTGTTCTTTAGTGCGTTGGTACGTGCTTTTCAACTGCACTTTCGCCCTGAAAACTATAACGGTGTGCTTGATGCAGAAACGTGCGCGATTTTGTATGCACTGAATGAAAAATACGCTTGAGTCGTGTTTCATTTAACACTCGACTTCAGGGAGGAGGGCTGCATGGTTGTGTCTGAGCAACAGCTAATTAAAGTGTTACCAAGCTCCCGCCTTAAAGCGGGAGTTTTCATTTCGGTCTTAAACACGGCCATGTCTCGTTACCAAATCACCACACCCCAGCGCACTGCCGCATTCCTTGCCCAAGTGGGCCATGAGTCGGGTCAGTTGTTCTATGTCCGCGAACTGGGCAGTGATCAATACCTGAGCAAATACGACACAGGCACCTTGGCGGCGCGCCTGGGCAACACCCCAGAAGCGGACGGTGATGGGCAAATGTATCGGGGCAGGGGGCTGATCCAGATAACCGGGCGTCGCAATTACATGGCGTGCAGCCAAGCGCTGTTCGGTGACGATCGCCTGCTGCGACAACCAAAATTGTTGGAGCAGCCACAATGGGCCTGCGAATCCGCCGCCTGGTTCTGGCAAAGCAACGGCCTCAACGAACTTGCCGACAAAGGCCAGTTCACCACCATCACCCGCCGCATCAACGGCGGCCTCAATGGCCTGGACGCCCGTTTGCAATTGTGGGCGCGGGCGAAGGCGGTGCTATGCGTTTCCTAGGCGCGTTTGGCTTGATCGGTGTGTGTCTGCTCATGGCGCTTGTGTGGCAGGTGCAGGCATGGCGATACGGGGCGCAGTTGGAGCTGCAATCAGTCCGACATGCACAGGCGCTCAGCCAGCAAAACCAGGCAATCCTCGACCAGCAACAGGCCGAACAGACCAAACGCCAGGCCCTTGAACAACAGCTCTCTACTAGTGACCATCAATACATTCAGGAATTGAACGATGCCCAACGCAACCAAGCTGCTCTGCGCGACCGCCTGGCCACTGCTGATGTGCGGCTGTCAGTCCTTCTCGCCACCGTCGCCAGTGGCTGCACAGTGCCTGCCGCCCCCAGCGCCGGCGGCGTGGTTCATGCAGCCTCGCGAGCCCGACTTGACCCGGCGCATGCTCAGCGAATTATCCGCATCACCGACGACGGCGATAACGCCCTGATCGCCTTGCGTGCTTGCCAGGCCTACGTGCAGGCCGTCGCGCATTAGTCTCTTGATGCACTCTGTGTCTTGCATGGTCGATGGGCTCCTGTAGGGTAGGCAAACCCCCGCCCATTCTTGGAGACGACCGTGAAGGAAATCACTCAACTGGCTGCCGAACTGGGGCGCCGTTTGCAGGTGCTCAGTGCCCACGTCACCACTGCCGAGTCCTGTACCGGCGGCGGTATTGCCGAAGCCATCACGCGGATCCCGGGCAGTTCGGCCTGGTTCGAGGCGGGCTATGTCACTTATTCCAACCGGCAGAAGACCCGGCAACTGAATGTGCCGGAAAAGCTGTTTGCCAAAGTCGGGGCCGTCAGCCAGGAAGTGGTGGAAGCGATGGCCCGCGGCGCGCAGGAAAAAAGCCTGGCGCGGTTTGCCGTGGCGGTCAGTGGGGTCGCGGGCCCCGATGGCGGTTCGCCGG